TTCGTATCCCTAACGGGTGAATGAAATCCTATTAAAAATAAAAAAACTAACGAGATTTTGGGCTCACGGCAGCCGCACACGAGGCGCACAGCGCGCGCAGTACCTACGCGCGCGGCCTTGCGTGCGGCATGTTGTGCGCCTTGTACGCGCATCGTTGCGCGATAAAGGCAACCCCGCAGGGGTTGCTTCCTGGGGCGCGAAGCCCGCGTGATGCGGTGCTGCGCGACGTGGCGCTGCATGATGGCGCGCTGCGCGATAGGAGCAACCCCGAATGGGGTTGCATCTTGGGGCGGGCGCGATGTGCGCATGGCCTGCGCCGCCTGCGCGACGTGCTGCGTTGGGCGCTTGTGCCCTGCGTGCTGGCTGCGCTGGCCGCGTGCCCTGCGTGGCGTGCTGGCTGTGCCGGCTTGTGTGCTGTGCTGGCTGCGCTGGCTGCGTGCGCGGCGCGGCGCGCTGGCCGTGGCCGTCGCTGCTGGCCGCGGATCGCGTCGCCGCCTGTCGGCCAGCGGGCGGAAAACGGGCGGGGAACCGGGCGCGGCGCTGGGCTGTTCGTGCCGCTGATGGGCTGTCGCGGCGCTGGGGGCGTGCGGTGCCGTGGGCTGCTCGGTGCTGGGGACGTGTGGTGCCGTGGGCCGCTCGGCGCTGGAGGCTGTCGCGGCCAAAGAAGGGGGGTCGCGCGAACAAATAAACGCACACGCGCCCGTTGCCGCCGAAAAAAATTTTTTTGTCCCCCTACGGGGGACAACATAGGCCCAAAAACGGGTCGTTTCGGCACGGGCCGGTTTTTCGTGCTATGATTTTTGCGTCGGCAGGGCAAGCCGCCCGGCCAGAAAAACGACAGCGCCGAGAGCGCAGGAGGGAAAACCCATGAAAAACACCACGAACGCGAACGCCTGGACTTTCACTCGCAACTCCGTCACCGTCAACGGCCAGACCTTCCCGGCCTCGTACTCGCTCGCCCGTGGAGGCGACGTGTATGTGTTCACGACCCTTCGGGTCGCTGATGGGACAGATATGCCCATTCGCATCCACGTCGGGCAGGACATGCCCATGCACGCGGAAGCCGTCGCCGCCGCGAAGCCCGCCGAAGCCCCTGCCCCCGTGCAGGAAGCGCCCATCCCTGCGCAAGACAAGCCCACTCCCGTGCAGGAAGCGCCCGCGAAGAAGCCCAGTCGCAAGGCCACAAAGAAGGCCGACAAGCCCGCCAAAGCCTCCGCCCCCGTGCAGGACAAGCCCGCTTCCGTGCGGGAAGCGCCCGCGAAGAAGGCCGACAAGCCCGTCGAAGCCCCTGCCCCCGTGCAGGAAGCGCCCGCAAATAAGCCCGCCCCCGTTGACAAGCCGTGGATCGGTACCACGATCACGGGCAAGGGCTGGAACATCGCGTTCGATGAGCAGACCCAGCGCACTCGCGTATTGTTCCAGACCCAGCCCACCGACGCACAGAAGGCCGCCATTGAGAGCGCAGGGTTCTACTGGAGCGCCCAGCTTCAGAGCTGGAACAAGAAGTTGACCTGCAAGGCGTACCGCGCCGCGCAGACCCTCGCCGCCGCCCTGAACGCCCTCGCATGAGGGCACAGGGCGCGGGCAAACGCCCGCATACCGTTCCGCCTGATGAGCGCCGGACGATAACCGGCCGAAACACGCTCATGCCATGCGTGAGTGTGTCGCGGATAATCAACGCCGCAAAAACATTTGGGAGGTAAACACCATGAAAACCGAAGCAATCTTAACCCGCGTCAATGGGATTCTCGCCATGAGCGATGAACCCACGCCCATCCGCAGCGAACTTGCGAAGCTGGCCGACGAACTGGCCGATCAGGTGCGCATGGAATACGCCGCTTCTTGCGGCATAGGAAACGCCGCCAGAACCATTCGCGCGATGCTCAACGCGGAGAAGAAGCATGGCTGCCGCCGTTCGCTGCAATACGCATGGATCGACAGCCAAGGCCGCCAGTGCGTCTGTGACGGCTACCGGGCGTTTCGCCTGACCGAGCCGCTGCCGCTGGAAGAACGGCCCGCCGACGCTGGCGACCCAATCAATCTCGACAAGGTGATGCCGAACATCCTGTGCGATCACGCGGCAATGCCATTGCCGGACGTGAAGGAAGTCAAGGCGTTCATCGCCGTAGAGCGCGCCGCGAATGGGCGCAAGGCAACGCCCTTGTGGGATTTCGGTGAGGGAAAGCCCGCTGTCAGCGCCCAATACCTCGTTGACCTGATGGCCGTCCTGCCTGACGCGCAGGAAATCTATTACAGCACGGCCCCGGACGGTATGCTCTCCCCACTGTACGCAAAGAGCGAACGCGGCGACGCCGTTTTGCTCCCCATTCGGACGCCGCACAAGGCTGCGCAAAGCGAGGCGGTGAAGCAAGCCGCGCAGAAAGCCGCGAAGGAAGCCGCCGAGCGCGCGAAGTATTACGCCGAACTGGTGGCGGGCTATCGGGAAAGCGTAGAGCGCGATCCTGAATACGCCGTCACGCCGGATACCTTCGCGCTGATGGCAAAGTACGCGCCCGCCGCATAACGGCGGCGGGGCGTTTCGGAAGGAGGATGTGCAATGCCTAATATCATTCAGTTTCCCAGTGAGTTTGATGCTATCAACGAACGCTGCATGACCGGCGAGCAGCGCCAAGCGGCGCGTGAAGCCCTTGAGCGCCATTACGCGGAGGAACGCGAACGCCTTGAAAACGGGCGCGCCGCGATGTCATTCGAGCCGGAAACCTTCGCCGCGCTGGTGGATTACCTCGCCAGCAAGAAGCAGCCGACGCAGAACGCGGAAGGCGTGCATGTGGGCGACCTGTTCTATTGCTCATGGGGCTATGAGCAGACGAACATCGACTATTTCCAAGTCGTCGCCCTCAAGGGCGCGCATACGGCGGTGCTGCGGGAAATCGGCTGCGAATACATCGGCGGTTTCGGCATGACCGGCAATAAGCGCCCGCTGCGAAACCATTTTACGAGCGAGGAAACCTACACGGTGCGCACGCGCAAGAGCCGGTATTATCAGGACGGGCGCGTGGAGATCAAAGCGCCGAACCTCTCCGGCTGTCATTACCTGACCGCCACTGACGACTTTGCGGAGCACGCATATACCAGTTACGCCTAACGCCCCGAAACCGTTTCGCACGACCGCCCGCCCGTGGGCATGGTACGCGGGCAAGGAGGTTTCCACGATGAGAGCAAACGCATTTCTGGCATGGTTCGTTCCCCTGTTCGCGCTTTACGTCGCATTCCATGCCGTGCGATTCTACCGCAAGGCGCGCCGCGAGGCCGAGGAGCGCGAAATCATGGCCGCGAGGCGCAAGCGTGCCGAGGCTGCAAAGGCCACAAGACAATCCGAGTGCGAAGCGGCCAAAGCAGCAAAGCGTGCCGAAGCCGCCCGCCAGACCAAGCGCAAGCCCGGCAGACCGCGCAAGGAACCGGCGAGCGGCGCAACCCCCAGCGCGCTGCCTGCCGCAATCCCGCCCGTCCCCGTGTTCGAGCGCCCCGCAAGCGTTTCGCCCGCCCGCCAGACCGTCAAGGGCAACAACGCCTTCGCCGGTCAGGTCGTGGCCTTCACCGGCACGCTGCCCGGCATGACGCGCCGCGAAGCAATGCAGGCCGTGCAGGACAACGGCGGCAGAGCGTTTGAAACAATGCCTGCGGGAACGACGCTGCTTGTAGTGGGCGACAACCCCGGCATGAACAAGCTCGACAAGGCCGACCGATGGATCGCGCAGGTGCGCAAAATCACGCCCGCGCAGTTCAACGCCATGCTTAAACAACCCCTGACCCTTACCCCGGACGAGTTCGCCGCATTCGTGGCGAAGTAAGAAAGCGAGGAATCCACATGAAAGACAATGAGTTTCGCACCATGACCCCGGACGAGTTCGCCGCTGAGTTTTCCCCCGCCCCCGCTCAAACGCCCGATAATTATTTTATCCGCAACCGCGAAACCGGCAAGCTGGAACTGCACTTCGACAAGTCCACCTATGACGCGCTGGACGATGCACAGAAGCGCGAGATCAAAAGCGCGTTTCTATGGGGCCGTCGCTCCGGCTGTTGGATCAGCCGCGCCAAGGAACCCAACCTGTGGCACGCGGAGCGCGTCGCAAAGGCGCTGGGACTGATTGACGCGGGAACGGCTGGCGAGCGCTTGTCCTTCGCAGAGCAGCAGGAGCGCAAGACCGAGCGGGCGCAGCGGCGCGCGGAACGCTTTGACGGCTACGCCGACAGCGCCGCCGAGCGTGGCCGCAGGCTCCAACAGCCCATTGAAAACATGCGCGGCGACATCGCATTCTTCACCCAGCCCAACATCAATTCCAACGCGGGGCGCGCCTTTACGCGGCGGCGGGATCGTATGTTCGACGCATACGAAAAGGGCTTCAAGGAGTTCAACAAGAGCGCGTATTATCGGGATCGCGCCGCCACTGCCCGCGAAACCGCCGACCTGCGGGAGCTGCGTGATAAGGGTTTCGTAAGCCGCCGCATTGCGGAATGTGAATCCAACCTGCGTAAGCTCCGCAAGAATATTGCGGAATACGAAAACGACCTGGTGCCCAAGGCGCAGGCCGGAACGCTAAAGCACTATGACGGCACGCCCTTCCCCGCCGAAGCGGTTCAGGCGCAGATTGATACATGGCTGGATCGCATGGAGGCAGAACTTGACAAGCTGGGCTATTATCAGGACGCGCTTGACGCGCTGGGCGGCGTAACGTTCTCGAAGGAGAACATCAAGCCCGGCTACGTCGTAAAGGTACAACGCTGGGGAGACGTTCGCGTCCTCTCTACCGGCCCGAAGAACTTCACTGCTGCCGGAACGGACAGCTTCGCCCTGACGCACGCATACGCCGAAATCGTGGAGGTCGTCAGCGCGCAGGAGGAAACGCCCAAGGCGCATCCCTTCAAGGCGGGCGAAACGTTCACCCTGCGCAACGGCGAGACGCACACCATCGTCAAGACCACGGCAAAAACCGTCACCCTGCAAGATGGCAAGGGCAATGCCTACCGCGCCACGCCGAAGTACCGCCCGATCCCGGCGCAGAGGAAATTCATGTGGTGCCTGTTTGTTGGTCACGGCGCGTGGGCGGGCGAAACGTTCTATCGTGACTGACGGCAACGCCTCAAAACCATTTCACACGACCGCCCGCCCGTGGGCATGGTACGCGGGCAGAAAGGATTGCGTTATGAAGTACAACGTTTCATACATCCTCGACGATATTGCCCACGCCAACCTTGCCGACGCTAATAGCCCCATCGCAGTTACGGCGTGGTATAAGATGCGTCATCCTGACGCACGCATTCTCGATGTCCGACCGGCAACTGCGGACGACGACAAGCCCGGTAAACCATGCATCCGAATTCCCATGAACGCATTGCCGTACATGAACGCCGCAGAAAATATCAGTTGCATCCTGCAACGCGAGAAAGGGATGACTTGTGTGTTCTACGTCATGGATAAGCGTTATTATAAAAATCTCGCGCTGCCACAGCTTTCCGCAGATAATCGCGGCCATCAGCTTGTCGTTGGCGATTGGTATGTGATCGTCACCTGCGGCAACGGATATAAATATTATATTAATGTGACGGCTGATAGCGTCGTTTCTATGTGTGCGGAAGTGTTCGATTTCTTGCAGTACAAGTAACGCCCTGAAACCATTTCGCCCGCCCCGGAGGTCACGAGGGCAGACAGGAGCTACGCCGTAGTACAATGCAGATTTTAAGGAGGAATTGACTATGTTGGAAATTCTCAGGAAGCGTCTGCCGGAAGGACTGGAAATTGCAAAGGTTATGGATAAGGCGAACGCCAGTCAAATTGAGATATGGTTCTCTTATCGAGGCATGGAAACGAATGGGTGGTTGAATAAAACATGCGCCCCCGGCCATGCGGCCAGACTTTGCGACAAGACAATCGCAACTGCTATGCTTGGGTTCGCTATACAGCTTAAAGATATCGAAATGGCGGACTACTGGAAAGACAAAACGCTCAACCAATCATAACGCGCGGCACGCAACGCCGTGCGTTTCTTTTTCCCTTTCGTACTTGTCATAATAGGAGATTGTGTTAAGTAGGATTTTGCGAAATTCCTACATCTATATATTGCCGATTTTGGAGCGGTTTTCAATAATCTACTTTACCATGCCCGAATATGACAAGTACGCGCCCCGCGCGGCTGGATAACGCTAAAAAAATGCGTTGTAACCGCGTTGGAATGCGTTGGCGCGCGCTTAATTCGGGCACAAAAAAAGCAGCCGGAGCACCATGCCCCGGCTGTTGTTCTGTACGAGATCAGTTGTTGGTATGAAGCGGTACAATCGCAAGCGTCTTGCCCAACGGCGCTAATACCTTTAAGAGAGTATCAAGCTGCGGATTTGCGTCGCCGCGCTCCATTCTGGCGATCTGCGGCTGCTTTACGCCGCTCATTTCCTCAAGCTGGCGCTGGCTGATGCCCCGCTCACGCCTTGCCTCCACCAGCGCGGTAATGAGCGCCGCGCGCATATCGCTCTCCGCGATTTCTTCTGCGGTAAAGTGCTCCTTGTCAAAGTCCTCGTCCCAGATGGGAAAACCGCTCTTGGTATAGTTCATGCTTTTCCCTCCTTTGACCGCTCCTTGAAATCCGCCAGTTCGCGCTTTGCCTGTTCGATTTCCCGCTTCGGCGTCTTCTGCGTTTTCTTTACAAAACTATGCAGCAGCACGAAGGAACCTTCCACCCATCCGGCAAACAGGATGCGGTCGCTGATCGGCCTCAATTCCCATATTTCCCCGTCAAGATGCTTGACATACGTTTCGGGAAGGAACGTGCCGTTGATGGAGAGCGCTTTCACATATTCTCGAATTTTTGTCAGCCTGATCCGGCTGTCCTTGCTCTTGCTGGCTTCCAGTTCCGCGATATAGTCCAGCAAGGGCGATTTCCCGCGCCGGTCAACGTAGAAAATAATCTGGTGCAAGCGTTCCGCCCTCCTTCATTTACATGATAACATATTCGTTATCGTTTGTCAAGCGCTTATTGCGCTTTTGAACCGTACTATGTGGCGTATGGTTTTGTATTTCACCTTACCGTCCTCTTGAAATATGCCTCGTATTCTGCGAAAGAGCGAACTGTTTTGAAAACTGCCTTATGATTCACAAATCGGGCAAAGTGCTTCTGTTCCTGCGTCGGTTCGATGTTGTGTTCAAAGTCTCGATATGGCTGGGCAAATACCTCAGCACCGGCATCCCGTAGGGCAAGCGCCCTTTGTTCTGCTCTATCAACGTTCTGCACCAGTAGGTACACAAACACTCTGTACGGCTTAACACCCTCTACCGCAAACATCCGTATAGCATCCAGCACGACCGGTAGAATCGCGTCTGTGTCGCATGACATGCGGATGAATCTGATCCATTTAAGCCGTGCCAACAGTTTCGCCACATCCGATGTTATCAAGCGTGCATCCAAGCCCTGATTGAAATCTACGCGCACATCTCGCCCAATCATCGCCTGTATCTGTTCCAGCCCATGCGGGCAAGCCAGCACGTTATTGTCCATAAACACAATATCACGACTGTCCGGACGCTTGATCTCTTGCCATGTTCTATATGGCCGGATCGTTCCTTCCTTGCGTGGCACAACGCACCACGGACAATGCCTGATGCACCCGCGCGTCAGAAAACCGATTGCGTGCTTGCAGGCTGGGTAAAGCGAATAGTCGGGCGGCATTGCGTCAATTTCATCGGGCAATTCGTTGTATAGACCATATCCCGTGCCGCCTTTGATGGTGTCTGGCGGCAGATAGACGCACTCTGGCGTAAAGGTAAATACCTTGCTGGAATATACCCGATCATAGTTGAGCATAGGATTCCACCACTCCACTATATCTCCTTGCGCTTTGTGCCATGCGGAGATTTTCATAAGCGCCAGATTCGGAAAATTTGTATTATCGCTATCGTGTAATCCAACAAACATTCTTAACGCTTCCCCACCAGCTTGAACTTCATCAGGCTTTCGTCAATTTCTTCCTGCACCACGCCAATATACAAAAGTGTCTCCCGCTGCGACGTATGGCACAATATCCTTTGCAGGCTCACCACGTCGCCGGTCATCTTATAGTAATGGTAGCCGAACGTCTTGCGCAGCGTGTGGCAGCCGATCCGCTCCTGAATCCCCGCTTTTTTGGCAATCAGGTTCATAATCTGGTATGCCCTCTGCCGAGTGATGGGCTTTGGCTGGTGTGTAATGCGGTTCCTCACACGGCTTTGAAAGGCGTACTCATCGCCCTTCCGCCCGGCAAGCAGCCGATTCAACTCCCTGCGGGCGGCAGGATTGATGAGAATGCGCGCCTCCTTGCCGGTCTTTTGCGCTTGAATTTGCGCATAGTCCTGCCCTCGCAGTTCCCGTACTTTGAACCGCGTCAGATCGCTTACGCGCAACGACGTATTGAACCCTGCGACCAGCAATAATTCCCATGAAGTTTCACGACTGCCCTTGTGTCGGTCGTGCTCGCGCGCAATTTCATAGCATTTCTGCAAAACTTCCATGTCGCGTATAGGCTGAACAACCTTCACAGCGCGTCCCTCCCCTTGTAATGCGGGCAGTTCCAGCGCACAGGCTGGCCCCATTCCGGCGCATAAGGGCAGTTGCGCGCTGAACAGGTGTTGCACGTCTTTTTCATGCACGCCTGAACAAAGGCGTTCAGCCGGTCGAGTTCACGTTGAAGCCGACGCGCTTCTTTTTTCCACTTCCACCATGCCACAGTATTTTCACTCCTTTGCGATATGTCAAATAGCACTTGCCAAAAAGAAAACTGCCCGGCAGAAATCAAATTTTGCCGGGCTTGTATTGTGTATTGAATTTGCGAAGGAAATATTGCCTGCGGCAATATTTGTCGCCCTGCGACTGATTTTTCAATCCCGAAGGACTTGAAAAATCACCGCGGCGCAAAAATCCCTACTCCGCGCCGCCCTCGACAGGCGGCTGCGTATCTCCGGAAAGCGCGCGTTCAATCGCGCTGATGTAATCCTCGCGCGTCTCGCAGCCTGCAGCTTTTATCCCGTTCAGGCTGCAAAAACCTTTGAGCTGGGCGAGGCTCCAATTCGTGATTTCAAGGTCAACGTCATCCGTGTCGTCAATCACCGCAAAACCGTTTTCAGTCAGCTTTCCACTCTGCCACTCTTTGAGTTTGTTCCACAGGTCATACAGAAAATTCGTGCCGCGTCCAATGGCGATGCCGGTCAGCGCGTAGAAGATGTATTCCACCCACAATGGATATTGTACATCTACGATGTAGGCCAGCATATTGATCTTGCAGGCCACAGCCAGCAGAATGCCCATGCCCATGCTGACGTACTCGGATACGGATAGTTTTTCCCCGTCCGTGCTCCAAATGGGTTTGAGCGCGTTTACAACCGCCTCGATGAACAGGGCGATCAGGATCACATCGGTAAACTGCATAGTTTCATCCTCCTGTTGCTCATTGCTGTGTTTGAAGTCGCCTGCGGCGACTGTTTTTGACGATTTAGAACCGCCGAAAACGCCTAAGAAAATGCGCGAACGTTCGCGCATTTAGCCGGGCTGGTCGCGCGGCCTGCTGTCAAGGCGCAGGATTTCTTCTTCGTAATGCTCTGACAGGTGATTTCTTCCCTTCGCCCGATAACTTTTGTGCATCTGGCAGAGTATTTCTTTTTTTGATCCGGGGCACCATCCCTGCGCGGTATAAAACTCCTGCGCCTGCGACAAGCGTTCGTATTGCAAGTCGGCAATATCGTCCGTCAGTGTGGTGAGCGTGGCGTTGATTTTGCCCAGCCCTTCGCGCACTTCGGCGCGGAACGCAACTTCGTCCTCGCGAGCAGCAGCTTTTTCTTTGCGCTGTTCTTCCTTAGCCTCGCGCCGTGCCTGCCGCTTTCGTTGGATATACCGCTTGATGGGGTTGAACAGTAGCAGAGCAAGTAGGGCAAGAATGGCCGATATGGAACCGGCGATCTTGCCCAACTCATTGATTTGCTCCTGCATACGTATCACCCCTTTACCGTTGCGTAGTCACCGCAAATCCAACCGATCTTGCTGTTGATCTCAATAGCGTGCCAACCGTAGTTCTCCGCTGTGGCAACAAACGGGAAAGTGTCGCCCGTATTGGCGCGCGTGATGACCTTGTACTTCGTGGACGGGCCTACGCGCACATTTACGTTTGTTCCATTGACCTCGACGTACCTGCGTTCCGCTTCCTCATGCGCCGGTTCTTCGTCCGGATCATTCGTTTCGCCAGCTTCCTGATCGGCCAGCACGCCCATCAGCGCCGCGTGCGTAATGCTGCCGTACTTTCCGTCCACCTGAATCTGCTGTACACTCTGGAACTTGCGCACGGCCTTCTCCGTTGCGGCTCCATAGTCGCCGTCAATGCCGTCGCCATTGTCGCCGTAACTCCCAAGGTCGTACCCCAGCTTCACAAGGATGCGCTGCAATTCAGTCACATCATCGCCCTTGCTGCCGCGCTTCAAAAGCCTGCTGCCCAGCGTGTTCTTTTCCTCGGACGCATCAGGCGCGGAGGGCGTTTCGGCCGCTTTGCCGTAGTCGATAAACGGCAGCTTGTACCAGTGCGTCCACTTGCCGTTTTTCAACTTCGTCTGTACGCATCCGTAATTGAACCCCTTGAACTCAATCACTTCGCCGCCGCCAATGTAATAGCCCACATGTCCGGAAAATGTGACCGCAAGGCCGGGAATCTCCGGAATCGTGCCAATCGCGCCCCAATCCATGCCCTTCGTTTTGGCATAGGCGAACATGGAATTTGCGCCCTTGTCCGGGCAGCCGTTGGAGCCGTACTTGCTCGTGATGCTCTTGTCCGTACCTATCGCCTCAAACACGCCCTGTCCGCCGCCTGTCCACGCATATCCCTTCGCTGCGCCGATGCAGTCCGCGCAAACCTTCTTGTCCGCAATATCCTGCCGGTAGCGCGCTGTCCGGCTGCTTCCGTAATGGCTCGGATACTGCTTTGCTTTGCGACTGCGCAGGTTTTCGGTGCATTTATAAATACATGTCCCGTACCAGTATGGGGAGCCGAGCATCTTCTTGAGAAACTCTACGAAGTGCTCATTGGTAAACGGTGTTTGCGCTCTGTTTGTCTCGCTCATATCGTCCTCTTTCTGGCCGACAAACCACGAAAGCGGCTTGTCGCCTATGATCTTGTTCAGGTCAACGTTCCCGCTGATCCCGGCCACGCGGCCCTTGCTTGTGTACTGCCACAGGTCGCACGGGTAGTCCGGCGTTGTTTCCGGCTCGCCCGTATTTTTCCCGTAGCGCGGAATCCAGACGTAAGCAAAACTGTTGTAATCCAGATTCCAAGTCTTGTACAGGTGATGACCGATGTAGCAGCCCACGCGTACGTCTCCAGCCAGCCGTCTCAATTCAGCAGCAAAGCTCTCGACAATCGAACGCGCCTTGCCCGCTGTCAACTTTTCCGCGCGCGTGATCGCGTCATACTCGCAGTCCACCACATAAAAAAGCGGCGCATGATCCCGCGTCGCCCTGTAAAAAACTTCGGCTTCGGAAACCGCGCCATCAAAATCCGTCGCTTTCAGATAGTGATAGGCGTGATACGGCACTCCGCATCTCTCGCACGCCTCTGCGTTCTGCGCATACTTCGCATCCTCTGCTGTGCCACAAGATGCGCGCAGTATGCAAAACGACAGTTCCTTTGAAGCCTGTTCCCAATCAATGTTTCCCTGATATTTGCTGATGTCGGCTATCTTCATTTCTCAAAGCATTCTCCTTTGTCATTTGTCGTTCGCCCGAATCACCGCCGCAAGGATAAACCCGGCGCAGCAGAAAACCGGTGCAATCCACAAAAGGTGCCATGCGCTTATCAAAGATTTACCACCTCCGCAGTCTCGCACCATGCGTCATAGCGAGCGCGTATGTCGTCCTCAATCCCATCCCACGGCACCACGCCGCGTACAATGCGCACGGTGATGTCGTACTCTCGCACACCCAAATCCGTATTGTAGAATCGCGCATCAGGGTTCAGGTATACGTCCACGGTTCCATCGCCCCGTTCGACCACAGTATAAAATCTCTTTCCAGCATCATGCCCATCTTGCCGAACCGGGGAAACATCGCCGCCCGGCGAGACTGCCGCGCTGTTTACCTCTGCCCAAGCCGGATTTTCAGGGTCTATCATTGCTTCCGGCAATTCCGCCGCCTCCCTTCTCTGGAATCCGATATTGTTCTCGATCCATAGCCGAAGGCCATATCCATTGCAGTTTGCCGTCATGCCCCAATAGCTGGTTGTGGTATGGATCGCTTCTTCAAGTGTGCAATCACCCTTCGCATACTGGCGTGCCTTGTGTTTCAAGCTGTGCTTGATGTGTTTAGTGGTTTTCCTTCTCAGGCGCAAGCCGTGGGGCGATACGGAATATCCCACAAATTCGACGGGCTGTGAAACCGGCAGGATTCTACTTTTGGTGCTGATCGTTAGATGCAGGCAGGTTCGCAAGTATTCCGTTATATCGCTGAGGATGCGCCTTGCGTCCGCCCTGTGCGCAAGGATGATAAAGTCATCCATGTATCTGACATAGTAGTGCATCCGCAGTTTATGCTTAACGTACCGATCCAACCGGTCAAGATACAGATTCGCGGTCTGCTGCGATGTGAGATTTCCGATGGGCATTCCCACATCATACAAGCGTTGATCTCGTGGGCAATCGTCAATGCTTGCGCCCTCCGGCAAGCCAAAAGGCAGTTCAGGGTTATCAATGATCGTGCCCATCAACCACAAAAACCATTCCTCGTCGCATATATCTTTGTAGATGCTCATGATTATCTCGTGATCCACGCGATAGAAATACTTACTGATGTCGCCTTTGATGATTGCCCAATTTCTCGCGTCTGGCTTTCGATTGATAAGCCGAATCCAATTCAGTAGGCATTGCGCCGCCGCCAGCGTACCTTTTCCCTTCCTGCATCCATAGGAATGCTGAATAAGCCGCTTATCCACAAACGGATTGATCTGCCGGTAGATCGCCCATTGCACAATCCTGTCGCGAAAACCCAGCGCCATGACGAGGCGCGCCTTGGGATAGCGCACATAAAACTCCCGGTAGCGTCCCATTTCGTAAGTCTGATTCAGAAGGTCTTGCTGTATGTCCAGAAGGTTTTCTTCCAAGTTGAAGCTGAATACGATGACCTCATTCCTATACCGCTTGTCTCTCGCCGCCTCCTTGTAGGCGCATAGCAGGTTTTCAAAGGAACAGATATGGTCTTTTAGATTGCGCAGCTTCTCCAAACGACCGCCTCCTTGCCGTGCGTGACGTAAAGGTTGCAAGCCTGCTGGCCTGCAAGCCGCTTTGCGACCGAATTTTCCAATCCTGAAAGGTTCGGAAAACTCACCACCGCTTAGACGTTGACTGCCATGTATCGCGCTGCCGCAGTCGTCGGCCTTTCGCCCCTCCGGGCGCTTCACGGCGATTCCCTGCGCAGGCTTTGCCTGTTTCGCGCAGGGATTTTCGTTTACCGGTCAAGGCTTTGCCGTGGCCGGAAGGGAATGCACCCCTCCCGTACAAAGAGATAGGCCGCCGGTGCGTAGCCGTGCAGCACTTTAATAGTGTCGGGAGCGGGGGCGAGCGCCATAGTTCCAGTTCGTCGTGGAACGCGGGTTGTTGCAGTTCTCGTAGCCAAGGCCAATGTTGCCACCGTTGTTGTAGTTGCCGCCGCGCCGGGGAAAACGCCGAACCACCGGACAAACAGGCCAAGCCCAATTCATGGCACATTCCCTACGAAAAAACGCAGCTTACCGCCGCGCCTGATTGTTGCTTTTGTCTCCTTCCTTATCGGACTTTACCGCCTGAATCCATCCGCCGATCAGCTTTCCGATCTCCACCACCTTCTCGCTCCATACGCCGTAGGTGTGGTTGGATAGTAATTTCCTCATTTCGCCTCGTTTGTCGCGAAATACAGTTTCATTCGCTTCGCGCAAATAAACTTTTAGGATTTCCTTTTCCGTATCCAACTCCGTCAGCGTTGTTTTGCTGTAATACTTGAGCCGCGCCTTGGTCGCAAGCCGCAACATTTCCCGCATTTCCCGCTTGATATCTGCGCCTAAATCGTCGCGGTAGAAACGCGGCCACTTGTCAATGATTTCCCGCCCGAATTTTATCATGTCGCCTATTTTTTGGCACGTCGGGCCGATATTGGAAAAATTGACCGCCATAGTTTTCCCTCCGAAAAATACGGGGGATGCGCTACCGCGCACCCCCTCAGCCATTCAGGATTCAGGGTTCAGGGCTTCAGGCGAGGGAGCGGGGGCGAGCGCCATAGTTCCAGTGCGTCGTGGAACGCGGGTAGGTGCAGTACTCGGAGCCAAGGCCAATGTTGCCACCGTGGCCGTAGTAGCCGCCGCGCCGGGGAAAACGCTCATCCTGCGTAAACTGCATGTAATAATAACCGGCCATCTGGCTCCCTTGGGTCGGGAAAAGCCCCAGCTCGCGCACGATGTAGGGGATATGTGGGAGATTGACGGAATTATAAGCGAGGTCTTTGAAATAAGTGCCGCGATACTCGTTGTCATAGGTCGGCGTAACCGTGTCGAGCGTGATCTTGCTGTTCACCCACGTCCAGTGGAGTGTTCCCGTTGTGCCGGGAGCAACGAGGGTAAAACCATCATCGCTTGAGTTTGGCAGGATCGCTTTCCAAGCGGCGCTGTTGGCGGATAGATCAGCTTCGGGGCTGGCGGCATTGTTGTTCTCAATGATTTGCAGTTCGTTGCCTACGATACGGTAGCCGTAATCCTGCTCAAGCTGATTGCCCACGATGTCGCAAACGCTGCCCGGCGTGCCGTCCAGATACCAGTCCAGCGGACCGGAACCGTTGAGGGTGAGCGGGTGCAAACCGATGTTGTCACCGCTGGTTTCGGTAAGATTGGGATAGGCTAACGTGCCACCGATCTGCTTCAATCGCTTCCAGTAAAGCGGTGAAATATCCGGCGCGAGTTCCATGCTCGACGTGTGCGCTTTGATTGCTTCGTAGAGCCAACCCTGATAGCCGCGCTTCAGACCGACCGTGATGCTCTTGCCGACCTGCCAGCGCGTTCCATCTTTGTAGCAATGACCATAATCAGAATTACCGCCCGGATTCCAGCCGTTTTTCTGCGCCAGAAGCAGGAGGAACCCACGGTCGGCCACCGTCATGCCGCTTACGCCGTTGCCAAACGCACGAATCTGCGTAAGAAACTGATCGGCGCTTCGAGAGTAGGCGGGCGGCATGTTCGGCAGGCTATAAAGCGTACCACCGTCCGAACCTGTGCCGGTGAGCGAGCAGGCGGCGTATTTGCCCAGCAGGATTTCGTCCTGTTCTTCGCCGTTGATGATAAATGCTGGGTGCGTGTGGTCGGGGAGGCTGTTGTCAAGGTCGGAACTTTTCATTTTGGGGAAGCGCACGAAGATTGACGGATTCCCGTTTGCATCGTACTTTACCACGTTATCATACTGCCGCGCCAGAAATTCCAGCGGGCTATTGGTCACGCTCATAAACTATCCTCCTTAATCTGTTTTAATCTGCCACAGGGCGGGAGCGTTCGGAGGCTCCCAACCGTTTTGCGACGTATGGCCCTGCAAACACGTGTAGGTGCTGCCGTTGTAGGTGCAGATCGCACCGGTCAAATAGTCCGTATCTGGCTGCCAAGCAGTGCTCCCCTCCGGCTGGACGCGGCGATAGAGGGATTGGGTGGCCGTGCCCGGAATCCAGTCCGATTGCGTGGTATGCGCCTGCAATACAACAAACATGCCGCCGTCATACTGTACCGTATCGCCCACAGTAAGGGAAACGCCCGGCTTCCATTCCGGCGTGGCCGCCTGCATAGTCAACAGTTCTGCGTCCGTCACGCCGTCGTTTGCCACGGCATAGCGCAGTCCAGCGTCCATCCTCCGTCGCAGGGCGCGGAAGGGCGCGAGGCGAGTGGTTTCCGCTGCCGCCCGTGCCTGATCCTGCGCGGCAATCTCATCATCCGTAAGATTGTGCTCCGGCATGATGCCGGTATTTTCGTTCTCTGCCATGTTCTACCCTCCCATCAGGTTGTAAGCTCGGCTGTGGCTGCTTCAAGGGCTTCAACGCGGTCGTTCAGCGCGCGTATCTGCGCCTGCGATACGCAGTAGAGCCAGTCAAAAGCCACGGAATTGTGTAGCAAATTCTCCTCCAGATTATTGAAATTGGTCGCGCTCTGTGGCGTGCCTTGCTGCAAGATTTCGCCCGGAGCCGGGGTGTAAGTCTTGCTGCCGTCGTCATTGCTCGTTTCGGTATAAGTACGCGGACGCTCGACGACATGATCCTTCCAGTTTGTGCGTTTATACGCCACTGTCTATCCCTCCCATCATTCTTCCTGAATCGTGAATCGGAATCGGTACAAGATGCCCTCTTGCGCATCCGCCCGCGTGATGCTCTCAGCCTTATTTGCCCATAAAACACCATTGTGGTCAAATAGCTGTACCTCGGTCACAGTGATGTTTCCAGCAACCGTGTGGTCGATTACAAATGTAATGGCAATGCGTCCATCCGCCAGTATTTCGGCGGTTTCAATAGGCGCTTCGTAATAGGTGCTTCCCACCTTGTACCTTGCATACGCAATGCTGGTTTTCAGGTGATTGCGTAGAGAATCAAGCGCATTACTTGTTAGCACATAGCTTCCTCCTTTCCTCAAAATGCGTCGTCGCCGCATAGCTTATCGCTCGCGCACGGCGTATACGAAAAGGCCGTAGCCTTGCCGTCTGATTGCGTCGCAGCTTCCGTGCTCGCGGCTGCGCCCGTCACGTTGATATAAGGGTGCGTACCGCTCTGAGCCATGTCCCAAGTTTCCGGGTATGGGAATACATATCCTGCCGCCTCGGGCATAGTCCAAACGATGCTGCCAGCACTACCGGCGACTGTGTTTTCCTGCGGTTTTGTGCCTGCCAACGGATATGGAAACAGGTAAGGCTTCGTGTCGCGTGCGTCGATAGTTGCGCTACCGTTCGCAATCATGCCAATCATATTCTCCTGCGGTTTCGTGCCCGTGAAGAAGTTGGCCGATGCCATGTCATAGGGGAATTTTGCAATAGCCTGCCCCTCTCCGCAGACAAGGACGATTGTGCTGCTTCCCACCGCCAGATCGTCAAGTACGCTCCGTACATTTTGAGCGGCGGAAATCGCCATGCGCGCCCATGCCTCGTTTGCGTGCGTCCATTCGCCCGATACAGTCACGCGAAAATGGAAGGGTTCGCCCCCGTACTGCCAGTATTCTTCAACCTCTACGCTGTCAAAGAATCCTTCAAGAAAATTGTATATCGCCTGCGGCGTGCCATAAGCGGCAAAAAGAGGCGTTGCGTCCCTGATCCATTTGCGCTTTACTTCAATATCCGCGTTGTAGTCATACAGGCACCCAAGTTCCCACGCCATTTCATCCAGCCGCCATTCCGGCATTTTTTCAACGTCTTGTAGGTTGTCAACGCCGGCCTGAATGGTGTCGCACATGATCTGCAACGCTTTTTCAATGGCCTTTGCCATAGCAAAACCGTTTTTATCTGCAAGCAGAAATTGCGGAAACAGATGCATTATGGAGAAATCAATCATGTAGAAATCACCGCCAGCGTAATCGTTCCCTTGCACCGTGTGTCCTCGGCTATCGGAGTATAGGTCACAGCACCGCCATCGAAATTGCTGTCCGGCCCCCATATAACGCGAATCGCGCCAGCCTGATAAAGCATCGCCATTAATTTGTCAGGATTGAATGGTTGGCCGATGATATTATCCTGCCATTCCTGATAATCGGCAACAGCGGTGGATAGCGCGGAGGCAATATTGCTTCCCTGCGCCTGCGCGTACTGTACATTGAGCGTATATGTCTTTTCTTTAGCCTTTTGCACTTGTACGGTATCGGTAAGGGGACGCACGCTCTGTGCGTTCAGGGCTTCGGTTACGCTGTTCAAGATAGCTTGTTCGCCCGTGTCGCTTGCGAGGATCAGATAAACGCCAACGATGCCTGCACCTAAATTCAGCGCTTTCGCGTCAATGATCTCACTGGTTACATTCTGCGCCACGCTCTCGTACTGATGTTCCGGTCCCGTCGTCGTATTGATAAGGCCATACGTGCGAATGCGCTCGCGGTATGTCTCGTCATCTTCCTCATCCTGTCCGCCTCTGGCGCTTTTTGTAACAAATACGCTGACCACAGCCGGATTCGGTGCCATGAACTGCATCTGCGTCCCACTGAGTAGCCCGTTTCCTGCGCCGCCCGTCTCCTGACAAATGATCTCCGCTTCAATTTCCTGTGCATATCCTGATTGATGCACATCCTCCGTCAGTAGATACATGCGCTCTCCATCCGCCGTGAGCGCCGTCCCTGCCGCTATCGTCTTAGATGTTCCGCTGGCACGAAATGTGATCTTGATGGTTCCAGTCGCAGCGTTGGCCGGGATGCGGATGCAGTTGCGCTTTTCGCCGTAGATGTCCAGATACTCCCCAACGGCGTAACGCAACGTGTCCATACGCAGCGCGGCATCTACGCCTGCAAATACTTGTGTAGTAATGGCCAGCACGCCTCGAAGCAGCATTTCCTTCTCGTCGCCGGGATAGAGCACATCTCCGCCCGCCTCCACATATGCCGCTATCATTTCGTTCCAGATTTCGTCTGGATCATACGTCAGATAGTGAATCTCCGTGTTGTCCAAGCCGCATCCCTCCCTTATCCCTCAATATCAATCTCAATGGTTGCCGTGATCAGGATGCTTCCATCATTACTCAAGCTGCATGAAGCGTCTACCACTTCAACATCCGGCTCCCAAAGCATTACGCGATCCAACTCCGGCAAAAGTTGTTCCTCAAACTCCTGTATGGGCAAATCGAACAGGGCAGGATCGAAACCTCTATACCGGTCGTAGGGCACCTCGCCCATTTTGCACATCAGTAGGTTCTTCGCGTTTTGCAGCGTTCGTGCAATAATCTCGTTATTGCATTCAAAGTCGATGGGCGACGGCTGGTTTGTAATTTCGTATTGTGCCATGTGGTCGTCCCCCTATTTTTTCTTCGCCTTGATCTTTGACTTGATCTTTGGCGAAGTTACCTTCTTGGTTGTCGTCGTTTTCTTTTTCGTGCTGGAAGATTGACTTTTGGCGGCTGTTGTCAGTTTTTTTATCATACTCTGTGCCTTGGAAACAGTGCTTTTTATAGCTGTTACTACGCCTGTAACGGCGCCCTTGACTGCACTTACTGCATTTACAATGGTGTTCGTTTTCTTGGTTGTCGTCGTTTTCTTTTTTGTGCTCGTTTTTTTGCTGCTGGAACTTTTTTTGCTGGAACTGCTCGATTTTCCGCCCGAACTTCCGCTGCTTTCCCCGTCGTACTTGCTTGATTGCTTCATGGTAAGCTGTACCTTGCAGCTTACCCACACTCCTCCGCTTGCAATCTCCACCTCGGATACGTTTGCGTCCGTCAACATCAGTTGGCACGTTACCAGCTTCTTGCCGCCAATATAAAAATAGGCCGCTGTTCCTCGTCTTGCCTCGTCCACAAAAGCCAACGCTTCCTTCCGCACGTCGTTTCCGGTCAACGCGGAAAGAAGGATAGTAACGGAAACCTCGGCGGGCTTGCCGCTTTTTCGGTTGACGTATTTTTGACCGCCTGTTTCCTTTTCCTCCGTCTCGCTTGACCCTTTGACAGACAGGCCGGAAAAGCTGCGAATGATCGAAGGAGACACGGTAAACACATGATTATTCCACCGCCCGATTTCCGCCACGGTTCATCACTCCTTCCACGGAGCGGAGGCGGGGGCATACTCATTTTCCTGTTCGTCCTCGTCCACTTCCACCACCGGCAGAAGCAATTCCTCCGTCCCATCAAAAACGCTCGTTGTTGCAAGATGGGGATTGGCGTTCATTAAATCGCAAGCATACTTCTCATCGTCATAGATTTGCAGCGCAACAATATCAAACGTTTCCCCTGCGCTGCATTGGTACACATAACCGCTCCATTCAGCCATGTTGCGCCCTCCCGTCATGTATAGATTTCCACATCATCGCGCAGTTGCTTTTCTCTGAACCATTTGTCGAGCCGCGCCTTGTCCTCGATCAGTTTTTGCTCCACGCCGTTTGCGTCGTTTGCAATGATCGTGGGCGAATAGATAAGCTGGCGAGGCATGTTGTCCCCGCCAGCGTTCAGGCCGCCGTTGCGCTCGATCAATTCCGGCCATGTAAAACCGCTGGCCTGACGTGCCGCGTCCAGCAGCGACGCCGTGCGCTCGGAGTGTTCCTCCGGGATCGCCCACTCCGGCCCCGCCTCACCGAAAATGGAGGCTTCGTCTGCACGTCCGCCCTCGGCGAACAGGGAAAATCGTTTAGAGGATGCTCCTGTGGAACGCTGCGTAACATTGATCCACTGTGTAATGGGCGCGCTGAACACGCTGGCAATCGTGCTTTTCGTTGCGGTTGCCGATCCTCCGTCGCTTACATTCACGTCTTGTGAAAGCGGATCATCCATCACGCTCTGCGCCTCTGCGTGCGCCGCTTGTGCTGCCTCATCTGCGCCCGTTACGGAAGTTGGCACTTCCAGTTCGCCGCTTTCTGCGGGCATTTCCGCCACCACGTCGGCTACGACCTGCTGATCTCCCGCTGCCTCCTGCACAGCGCCTTCTTCCATCACTGGTTCTACCTGCGCCTGAATCAGATAATCGTCGGGGTTCAAATCGCCGTACATGAGCTGATAGGCCGCGTAGTAATCGCCGATCTTTTCAAGCCCCTTGGGAACTTCAATCGCGCTGAAATCGTATACCTCTTTCAGCCGTGCGACGATGCTGTCAATTCCGCTTTGAAAACCTGTGTCCGTCATGTTTCCGCTCATCAGATTTTCAAAGTCAAAGGAATAACCGCGCTCAATGGCGTCCCGCATATAATCCCACGCGAGTTCAGCCATGCCCCCGCTGTCTGCGTCAAGCGCCTCGGATTGCGCTCTCGCATCTTCGACGCTATAACCGTTCACCGCCGCGTAGCTGCTCGCCTGTTCGTCAGAAACAAGGCCGCCGTACCCGCTCAACATGCTCAGGTCGTACATGGCGAGAATTTGCATCAGCCGGTTCGCCGTCGCCGCATCCTCGGCCTGTTGTTCGGCGGTTTTGCCCTGCATGTCCTGCAAGGCAACGATGTCGCTTTGAATCCGCTCGTAGCCGCCCAGCGCGTCAACGTACCACCCGGCCAGTTTTGCCACCTGATCCCGATCCTGCTGGTCGAGTGCGCTGTAAGCATTGTAGTCGCTCTCTGTCACCGTGCCCTTCGCAAGTGCGCTGTCGGCAAAGCTGCGCAGGGCTTCCCATGTGTCGCCTAAGTCGCTGCTGCCAATCGCTTCCTCGTACAGCCCCATTGTAAACGGCAGGAAATTCAGGTGATACCCAGCAGCCTCCGCCTCCTGCTGCGCTTTGAGTTCGGCCAGAAGTTGATCTGCGTACTCTCGCGTGACGACAGTGCCATCCTCCAGCACCGTTCCATTGGCGACCTCGTAATCAAGCTGCGCCGCAAGTTGCCCGTATGCGTTGTCCTGCATCTCATACAGGCTTTCCATCACTTCTTCCTGCCGCTGCAATTCCATCTCGGAAAGCTCTTGCAGGCTGTCAAGCCCCATCGTCTGCGCTTTTCGTAGCAACTGCTGCTGCGCCGCATAGTTGTCTGCGTTGGTCTGCATCGCCATCAACTCGTTCATCTCGTCGAAGATGGCTTGTATATTCGCAACTTCCTCGCCCGTCAGTTTTCCGTCCGCAAAGGCTCCTGTCATTGCGTCGCGTAAATCCTGGCTCAATTCCTCGGCCCGGCTGATGGCGTTATCGTAGCCGATTTCGAGTATTTGGATGATGTGCGACCATGTGGAATTTCCCTGCGCCTCCTCAAGCCCTCCAAAGGCATTGGTAATGGTTTGCATATCGGCGGCATAGTTGTTCTCAATGCCGCTTACAATGGCCGCGTGCATCTGATCGCCGAGCGATTCCAGCGTGCTTATATCCTCATCCGTGAGCGTCGCGCCGGTCAGCATGTCGCTGATGATATTCGATTTGAAGGTTTCGCTGGCCGTCGTGTACTGCGTTACGGCTTCCTCCAGAGCCGTATTAAACTCGTTTACATCGGCGTAAGCCGTCTCGAAGCTGCTGCCCAGCGAATCTACATAGGCCGTCAGGCTGGTTGGGTCAAGTTGCAGATTTCCGAAATTGTCTGCAAAATCCGCTTCTTCGAGTTCTTTGAGCGCAGCAGCGGCGGCAACAAGCGCAGTTAGCCCAAGCCCGATCGCGCCGGTCGGCGTGAGCAGATAACCAATCAGGCGGAACGCGCCGCCCGCAAGCATCAGCCCCGGCCCAGCGGCGGCAATCACGCTGACGCCGGAAACCAGCGCGTCCAGCGTGGTTTCATCCATGTTGGATATGCCCGTCAATATGTCCGAAACACCGTCTACAAGCGGTTCAAGGTCATCGGCAATGTGTTCTCCAACCGTCGTCTGAAACTCCGTATAGGAGGCTTCCAGTTCGCGCAGCGCGCCCCCAATGCCGCCCTGCATGGTTTCGGACATACTTTCGGCAAACCCGTCCGAGTTCACGATTTGGCCCATGATTTCGTCCCATTCCTCGTCAGATATGCTGATGAGGTTCATGGCTGTCGTGATGCCGCGCTTGCCGAATATGCGCGCAAAGATATTATAGAGCGCGTTGTCGCTCAAGCCCTCCGTATTGGAAAGGAAAGCGTCGATGTCGCCGCCCGCTGCATTCAGCGCGCCGGTCAGTTCCGTCAAATCCTCCGAGTATTCCGCGCTTCCGCGCACGGTATCGCGCAGGGATTTGATAATTTCAATCGCCGGAAGCAGTTTCCCTTGGTCGTCATAAATCCGTAGTCCCTGCTCAACAAGGGATTCAACAGCCATCGCCGCCACGCCGTTGCTGTGATTTGCGGCGTATTCGTCGATCTCGTCCTGCGCCATGCCCAGTTGTTCCATCGCGTCCACGAGGTCGTCTACACTGCTGGACGGCGCTGCCAGCGAAAGCATGAAATTGCGCAGCCATGTGCCTGCCTGCGCGCCGCGCTGGTCGTGTCCGAACTGGCTCATTGCCGAAAGTATGGTGAGGATTTCTTCGCTGCTTGAGAAAAACTCGCCGCTGGCACTGCCCAAACGCATCATGGATTCGCCCAGCGTGTCGATGTCCGTCATGCCGATGGCCGCCGTCTTTGCCATCTGGTCGGTCAGCGTTTGGGCGTACTCCATGCCGTAGCCCATGCTGGTCAGGCTGGACAACAGATAGTCAACGGAATCGGCCAAATCAAGGTTGCCCGCCATCGCCAGATCGAGTACGCTCGGCAAAATCGCATAGGTGTCCTGCACATCCAAACCGGCCTGCGCGATCAGCAACATTGCCTCTGCGCTTTGCAGGTTGGTGTAGGTGCTCGTCTGCGCGATCTGCCGGTTCAGCGCGTCCAGTTCTGAGATTTCCGCCGCCGTATAGCCGCCCACCGCCTGCACCTCGCGCATGGTGTCGTCATAGCTGGCGTAGGTTTCAAGGCTTTCTTTGCCAAAGTCGATAATCTGCCGGCTGAGGCCGTTGATTTGGGTTCCGAGCGAGGTCAATACCTCGCCAATTTGTCCAAAGGAATTGTCTACCCGTCCGCTAAGGGTAATTATGGTTTGAAGCGTTTGCTGCGCCATATTGTCACCGCCCTGTCACTGCGGCGGTCTTATTCTCCGAACGCCGCAAGGATTGCTCCGTGTCCATCGTCAAACACGAAAAAGAAAACGCGGTCGCCAACGATGTACGTCGCGCCGCCGATGGCCGGAATTGGCGGGGTTATGATGTTGTCGCGCGTGTAGGACATTACCGTGTACCCGTCGTTCTCCGCTGTAATAATTCGCCCTCTTTCTATCTCCGCTCCATAGCCGTTCATGTTCCTCTCCCAATTTACTGCATTTTTTCCGTCAGTTCGATATACCGCTGTCCAAATTTGCAAGCGTCCAAGCACTCGCATTGCCGCTTGACCACGCACAAGCTCCGCTCGCCGTCGCAAAGATAGTGCTTAAATAGTTTCTTTGCCGTTATTTTTTTCAGATCGACGTGCTTTGTGCTCGTCCCGGTATTCATTCCGGTTCGATAACAGCCCGGCTTTACCGCATGATAAATCCGTGTCCTTCTATCGCTTGCCATGTAGCCGCCGCCTTATCGTATCGTGTCGATGCAGCGCGCCAGCGTTGCGGAGGTTGCCTTTGCTATGAAGTCATGCACCACTTCGTCAACAAGCCATTCTCCGCCAGTCTCCGTGGGGCTTTCGATGTCAATGCGCGTCATGGCGGAAATCCCTGCGTTAAACTCCGTCGAAATCGTCAACGTTTCCGCCCTGCGGTTGTTGGTCAGCAGCAGCCCGCGCGCCCATCTTCCTGCCTGCACGTCGTCCAAGGCCGGTAGGTCTGTCACTGTCATGTATACCCCGCTCGAAACGGCGTCGTCTACGGCGGAGCATTCTGCGTAGGGCGTGCGTATCGTTACGCCCGCCCATTTCGCATCGTTTCGTTTCATATGGGTTATACCGCTCTGCTCGGCGCTGATTTCGATGGTCTGATCGGCCTGCGCGGTCTGTATGGAAGAAATGGAGATGCCTGCAAAGCGGCTTCCCACCGTCTTGAAGGCAGCGCCCTCCCAGCGCATCAGCCGGTCGATAAAGGCGGCAGCTCCTTCCATCTTTCGCATAAGGAATGGATAAATGATTTCATCGTCAAAGCCAAATAGTCCGCTCCCCATGCCGCATTCCGATGCGCACGATGCCAGTAAATCCTTCAGGCTTATGTTCGCATAGGTCGCGTAGCCCTTCCGGCGCGCTGCGCTGGGAATGCTGGCCGCCAATATGCGGTATTTCCCATCTCTCGGAAGAATTGTGCTCAGATATAACGTACCCGTGTGATAACCGTCCATCGCGGCAATGATCTGGTCGTCCGTCTGCGGTTCCCATGCGTACCATGCGCCCGCGTGCTCCATTTCGATTTCAAGGCAGTCACACCGCCCTCCGGAAGTTTCGTGGTGTACGCATTTTGTGATGTCAACGCGATCTGCAATGTCAACGCCATTGTAATATAGTTCCATGTTTTTACTCCCAAAACGCAGGCAAGGGGAAGCGGAAGTTGGAATCCTAAGCCGGAAAAATCACTTGCGCTTCCCTTTGCCGCCGCTGTTTTGTTGTCTGGTTTTCAAAACATCGTGCAACGCGGACACGAAATCTCGAAACAGGTAAACCGGCATATCCATAAACGCATTGATCGGCGTGTGGCTCGCCACCGCAGCGTCGGCAATATGCCTTAGGTATTCTGCCTTACCGCCCGCGTTGAGGTTACGAGAAAAACCGTGGCAAGCTGCACCGCCTTTACTGCGTCAATCGCGCCGATCCTCTGCTTGATGTCGGTCGCGTCGATACCGGAGGTGACTTTGCCCGCCGCTGCCGCGAACAGGCAGAGCGCTTGCTTCTGGCTAATTTTGAACACATTGCGCGCATCCGCATCTGCATCCATCGCCTCGACGTATTCCCAGCCTGTCAGTTTGGAAAAGTCGTACTGTAATTCGCCAACATCCTGACTGCCCGCCCGGATGGGAGTGGACAGCTTGAGCGTGCCCTTCGTAACATTGTCCGCAAGGATTTTCTGGACCGCATCCATCTTGGCCGTATTCTCGCTTTTGCTCATGTTGTCGCTCATTTTTCTTTTCTCCTTTTGATTTTGCGGGCAAATGCGCGAACGCTCGCGCATTTGCCCGTTGTTTTGATAGATGATTCAATGGGCTTGCCGGGTTCGACCGTCTTTAGTTCAGCAGGCTTTCAACAGCGTTCGTGCAATCAACGCCGTTGAATTTAATTAGTCCCGCCATCGCGTCGGCAATGACCGTTACTTCGCCGTCAATTTCTTCCTCATACCGCAGCACGGAATATTTATCCGTGCTGCCGAAGGGATTGCCGGTTTCGATATTCCCCTTTTCGGTGGACTTGTGTACGCCCGTGACGCGCACCTTCACGCTCTCGTGCTCGATCTCGCCAGCAGCCACATTGTACCTCTGACGCACAATGCGCGTCTCGATAAAGTGTTTGCCGGGATTGGCGAGATACTTGCAATTCACGCCATTGTTGTGGCTGATGCCAAACTCCATTGCGTTCAGATGCGTGGTGTTGGGCATATCCACATCCATAGCCATGCCGGACGCCGAAATTGTCACGGTGGGATGCTCGACAGTTGGCAGGGCAACGCTGGTCACGTCCTCGGCCACGCGCTCGTTGTCAATTACTCGATGGCCTTCGACGTTGTTATATACTTTTTGCGGCATTGTTCGGTTCCTCCTTTACGCAATATCGGCGAAGTACGTCACAAAGCCATCCGCCGTCCAGTTCACAATCGCCGTCAGGCTCTTGGCAAGCGGCGTGGTCGTGACGTTGAAAGCAAAGGTGTAATCGCCGTTCATAATGTCGCTTCTGGCATCCGCTTCGGCGTTGAGATGCACTTCGCCATAGGTCAGCGCGCCAATCTTCACCAGCGCGTCAAGCCGCGTCTGTTCTTCTGCAACGATGGTCTTGATGTCATTGCTGGTGAGCGGCTTATCCACGTTGCGCGTGCGCCTGTGCTGGAAATCGTTACTGATGTAGTAGAGCATCATGCGGTTGGTTTCCGACACATTGATCTGGTCGCCATCGTCCTGACTGTAATCCGCGCTGTGGCACCCCCAAATGGCCCAGCGCCCGCCTACATAAGCTGCGGAAGCGATGCCGTTCTTGTTGAGCGTATTGTTGATGAGATAGTCGTCATATACGCGCCCCGTGGAACTTTCTCCGAGGTAGAGATTACGGATAATTGAGCACTCGGTATTGCTGGCTGTCTTATAGGGGATGCCATCCTGTTCGACAAGCAGGCTTTGGAGATTGGCGGCGGCGAGTACAGATAAGTGATAGATTTTCCCGTCTGTTCCCATTGCCAGAGGGAAGTAAACCGTTTCGTTGGGCCGGTTATAGCCATTCGAGTTCTTCCATGTGTTCGCCGTCGCCAGCGTTACGGCGGTCTGCGTATTGTCTACGATGGGAATATCTGCGAACATGTACACATCCCAATGGCCATTAACCTTTTCGCTGTTCTGCGCCATCGCGCTATGCACAGCTGGCAAAGACGAAAAGCCCGGAACCAACAGGAATGAGGGGATAAATCCAGTCTCCTGATATACGTTCTTTATGGCAAACAGGCCGGTATTCAGGCCAGCGCCGTCGCTTGCGCCGATCACGTCGTCCGAATCTACATCGGCAGGGTCTACGATGTCGTAAGTGATGGTAAGCGCTTCCGTGCCCAGCCCGCCAGCCGTCAGTTCCGCAATCGTAATGGTTTTTTTCTTATAGTCGTACTGTACTGTGTAGTCCGTGCCCTTGGTTTTGCCGGTCACTTCTACGGTGTCCAGAACAGCGTCCTCTGCATCCACAATGGTTACGCGGCCATTGGCTGGGGTCAGGCTCTTAGTACCGCTTGTCTCGCTCTTGTGTTTTGCGGGATCGAGTACGTTGATAAACACGAGCGGGCCGACCGCATTATTCTCGAAGTGCGCGTGCATCGCTTCACAAAGGGTGTACTTGTCCCATTCCTCAGAATAGCCGAAGTATTTTCGGGCCTCGGCAATGTTGTTCACCAGAATGGGCCGGTTCACATTTTCACCGCCGCCCGCAACGGTATGAACGGGCGCGGTTCCAACGTATACGATGGCGTTTTGGCTCTTGGCGGCTACCTTTGTTCCCACCGCTTGAATCTGGCCGTATGCGCCATGAAGGTAATCAGCCATGTATTATGTCCTCCTGTTCATTTCAAAAATTCTTCCAGTGCCGGATTAGCGCCCTCATCCACATAGCAGGAAAAGTCAGCATTGACAAATCCATAATAGATCGGGCGCTTGTCCACGACGTAGTTTTGGTCTGTATAGAGGCTGTACACGAGGGACGCCTCCTTCAAAAAAAGGTCGCTCTGAGGGATGAAGCGCTGCCCCAAAAGCTTTTGCACGCAATCATCCATCCAGTCAACCAGCGTCATAAGCCCTTCTTCCGTTCCTTCGACGAACAGGCTCATGTCAAGTCCTTCCTCCGATTCCGCGCTGTCTATGAATCCCGGAAGCCGTATGCCCGGCTCGTAAACGCTGAAAAGGATGCTGACCGAAAGGGTTTGCGCCAGTTCCGGCGGCCTGTGAACCCCGGAATAACGGTCAAAACGCTTTTCTTCAACGTACTTTGCATGTGAAGCGTTGGGCATGACGAGGATGCCTGGACAAACGCTAACCGGATCGTCCGGGAAGTAGCCGGAGGTGTCCGGTCTGGCGGGCTGCCAGCCGATGTAACACCTCGGCTCCTGACGAACAATCTTGGTGATGTCCATATTTGGCCCCGGCGCTTTCATTAAGCGTCCTTCGCAGAGCTCTTTTTCAATCCACGTTTTTAGTTTGCGCAGACGCTCCGTTGTTCGCATTTACTTCACCGCCTTTGGTTCGTTGCTCATAAGGAGGATGCTGTACATGCCCATATCCTCCTGTATTTGCAGTATCTTCATCGGCTTCGCATCGAAGATCACATGCTCGTTTGGCATGGCGCGTCCCGGAAAGCCCTCCACCGGCGTATACACCATCGTCTCCGTCGTGTTGTTGTCCCACGATACGTCCACAACGTTATTGTTCTTCCGTTTAAGGGCAACCTCATCGTCCGTCACGCATTGAAATCTACGGCCATTCCATGTGTGCCATTCGGCGAAATGGGCCTGATTCATATAAATCCGCGTGATGTCCTCGTGAATTCGGTCTTTCAGCGCCATTACGCATCAGCCTTTTCCTTTGCCGGAGATTCGGAACCTTTTTTCTCTGCGCTGGCTGTGCGTTTCTTTTCCGGGATGGCAACGGCTTTTCCCTGTTCGATCAGACGCAGACCATAGCTATTGTTCACCGTCGCTGTCTCGCCCGTTTTAACCATGCGCACTTTCATTGTGCTTTTCTCCTTCCTCTGCCGTTTTTCTTGACACTCTCGGCGGAAACAATACCATCCATTGCGTCGATCTCCGGCGCGTCAATAGTCTCAGCCTCCGGTGTGTTCTCCGGCGCGTCAACGCTCTCGGCCTCCGGCGTGTTCTCCGGCGCGTCAACGTTCTCGGCCTCCGGCGTGTTCATAGTTACGATCTCCGCTTCGGTTTCCTGCGCGCCCACACTCTCAATCGCTTTGAGCCGCAATAGCCTCTCACGCTTGTCGTCCGGGATAGGACGGTCAATGATTTCGCCGGGCGTGTACTTGCGCCCGGCGATCTTTGTATAGTGCTTTGCAACGTAAATCATTGCATACTCCTTTCCGAATCGTGCTTACAACACGTTCGCAACCACCCACGCATCCACATTGAAGGGAACGATGGTCGGGCAGCTCGTCAGCCGGTTCTTGATAGCGTTTCCGTCGATGCTGCCGTAACGAAGCGGCACTTCCTTCTTGATGTAAGTCTTGTGCTGCGCGTTCGCGCCCGTTTCTTCCACCTGCGTTACAGGCCCATGCGGGCATTTCAGCATCCCTTCGCCACCGGCAATCAACGTGCCGCTGGGAAGGATGGGCTTTACTATGCCGTCGTCGTCGGTAAATTTTCCGCTGAAAGAATACATCTCCACGCCGTCGCTGTTCCAGCCGATGAAGCGCACACCCTGTCCGCGATACTTGGTGTTGATCTCGCCCATGTTGATGTTGCGTCCATCAAACTGTTTGATATAGTTGCTGTTGGCGATCATTGCATCCGCCACATCGGGAGCCATCACAATCTTATCTACGATTCCAAGACCGTCATACACAAGGTCGTAAATCTCGCGCATGTCGCTGTCAATCGTTGCGCCTGTCTGATCCCACGGCGTATCAGGTGTATAGTTCTGCGTAAAGCCGTAGTCAGCGATCAGGGTAGTGTTCATGTCGCGTCCCTCGTTGGTGTAGCGGAAAACAGACAGTTTGCCAGTCAGAAGCACCTGTCGCGCCATCCACTCACGCCTGCGCTGGATCGCCTTGCGCATTTCCACAAGGTCGCGCGCCAGCATCTTGCGCTCGCGCTGCGCCGGGGTCATCGCGCCAAGAATTTCCTCGCCAAAGGCGCGCTTCTGAAGGTCGGGGTTGGTGATGATGCGCTCCGGGGCGATGGTGCAAAATCCGATCTCGCGGGTCTCGTAGCCCTGCCGTCCCATGAGCACGCCGCCCGTGCCGGGGTGTACCACTGGAGCCATCTGGCGGGTGCCCTTGCGAAAATCGTAAATAGCTTTGTCGTCCTCCACCGCACCCATATCCTGCACAAAGGTATCGTACAGAAAGGAATATTCGCGCTCCATCAGTTCGATGGCTGCAAGCTGTGCGCGGGTGCTATAAATATCAATCGGCATTTTCATTTCCCCTTTCTCTTTTACGCCCAAATTGCGTAAAGCGTCAGATCTGCATTTGCAATATAGTTGGCAGACGCCGAATAATCAGTGCCGCTACCATCAGAGGCGGTATTCCACTTGGAAAAAGCCTTGCTGTCTGGCGCGGTAAACGTGTTAGCGGCAATGCTGTAATTGCTGCCAATATCAGTATAAACCACCACATCGTCGCCGGTTCCGCCATTGGCTTTGTAAGTAATCGCGGCCTTGCCGTTGGCAAAGGTCTCGGCGGTGTCCATACGGTCGAATACAATGCCCTGACCTCGCAGTACGGCAATGTTTGCGGCGGAAAGCGCCGCGTCAGAAGCAAGTGTAACCTTGCCGTATATAAGGCGACCTGCGCGATACGCGCGCGCATCTTCTGCTACCGCCATGTTAGCGTTCGTATTAACGCTTTCATCAAGCACGACCAGCATGTTGCTGGCAGTTACATTACCGGTATTGGCAGGGGCGTACATGCCATTGTCCTTGCGATACATAACTGTGCCGCGTTTCACTGTGCCGTTTCCCGGTTCGCAAGAAACAGCGATGATGTCCGCGCCCTGCGGATCGGCAAGCAGATATTCTGGGTTGTTGGTTCCAATCACTTCATACAGGCTCATGCGCTATTTCTCCTTTCGCTTAATACATGCCGCCATCCACGCCTGTGCGGGCGGCTTTGGCATATTCGGCCATCTCCTTGGCGTAGTTGCCGATCTCCTGCTCAGGGTTTTTGCCCGTCGCATCTTCGGCGCTGCCGCCCTTTACGCTGTTGGCAGGCTCGGTTTCCACCTTGCGCTGGGCAAGGAACTGCTGTCCCTTTTCGCGCTGCGCTTTGACGATCTGCTTGTGAAAGTCCATAGCGCTCGTTCCGTTCTGCTTGGCTTCTGCGGCCATCTGCTCATAGCCAACCGGGGTCAGATCGTCGATCTCCTGCATCCGCGCTCGTTCCTGCTCGCCGCCCGCCTGCATAATGCTGTTATACAGCGCAGGATTCTCGCTGCGAAGCTGTTCAATGGTTACGTCCTTGATGTCCATTTCATCGTCCTCCTCGTTATTGCTTGTATGTTCAGGCGCGGAAACAGCGGCAACAACCGTCTTCGCGCTGCTGACCGGTTCGGCGGTGATCGCGGAGGGTACGTTTCTGTATAGCCCCTTCATCGCGTTCATCACGCGGGATGTGACACATGCGGCGACAATATCTTCTCCTTCATCCGGCTCCGGGAGCAGTTCGTTGCAGAATCCGTTCTGCACGGCTTCCTCTGCGGTAAACCACTTTTCGCCGTCCATCCATGCCCGTATCTGCTCGTCTGTATTCCCAGATTTTTTCGCGTAGAATCCGCGAATCGTAGCCTCGTCGTTGCGCAACCGCTGCGCGGTATGTTCAAAATCCGCAGCTTCGCCCCATGCCACCGTCCATGGATTGTGAATCATGTAGCTGCTGCCCGGCATGATCTGCACATTCGCGCCGGGCATTGAGGCGATCACGGTGGCAGCGCTGGCGCACAGGCCCTCAACGCGAATCGTGATGCTCTCAAATCCCGCCGCGCACAGGATGCCGCGCATAGCGATGGCTTCCCGCAGGATTCCGCCCGGACTATTGATGCGCAGCAGCAGTTTCCGCGCGCCGCCGTCGCGCACGGACTTGATCGCCTTGTCAAAGTCCGCCGCGCTCTTGTCCTCCTTCGAATACTTCCAGTCCTCTGGCATGTCGTTGATGATTTCGCCGTAAAGCATTATCTCCGCTTCGCTGCCGTCCGTGCTCATGCGCGGCTCGCTAAAGCGGAGGCGGAAAAAATCTCTATTCGGCATTGCTCCCATCTCCCTTCTTGCCTGTATTGTTTTCGCCGCCTGCGCCGCTTGCCGTATCCTCCAGCGCCGCAATCTCTTTCTTGCGCTGCCGGACGTTGGACAGCCAGTCGTTGCCGTTATATTCGCTGGCCTCCTGCTCCTGCGTTGTGATGTTGTTGGCGATGCGCTCCGAAGCCGCTTTGACCTCCTTGAGCGGATCGACGTGCCCCATGCTCGCACCCATCCACATGCAGCCGCACCATGCCTGACGGATAGCCGGATCGTCGAAAAAACCCGGTGCTTCAATGCGCCCGTTTGCTACTGCCTCAGAAAGCCATTGTTCGTAAATAGGCTGGTTAAAGCTGCTGTTGAACGCCGTCCTGCGCACGCGCACCTCGCGCCAGAAGTCCAGTAAAGCGCCTCGGGCGGCGGTGTAATTGCTCTCGTACTTCTTCACGAGAACTTCCTTGGGGATTCCCATGCTCGCGCCGATCAACGTCTCCATCGTAGATACAAAGTTTTCAAAGGCGCTGTTGTTGCGGAGTGGGTTTAGCTCCTGCACCTTCTTTCCGGGCGGCAGGGAATAGATCGCGCCGGGCGCAAGCTCTAATTTCAGTTCGTCGTCCGTCACCTTCTCGTCGTCGTTTACAGCATCCTCCATGCCGAATTTTCCGTCGTCCGAATCGCTCACTACAAAAGCCGTGAGCATGGAGGAAACCACATTGGCGGCAAGCTCGCTTGTAAGATAGCGGTCGAGTTGCTTAATCTGCTCGATCTGTGCGGCAACAAAGGGAATGCCTCTGCGCTGTTCCGGCCTCTCCACGGTCATGATGTGCAAAATATTGGGGTAACCTGTGTCCTTGCCGATGGCCTCAATCGCCTGCCACTCCACCGATTGCGTGCTGTTCTCCATAAGGGGATGGCGGTTGGCAATGTGATAGCGGATTACAGTCCCCTCACGGTCGATCTCCACGCCGTCCACAATGCGTCCGCCGCTATCCGTTTCAGTGCTCTCGCTCTCTCCTTCCTGACTGTCGGGCGTGCTAATCCGGTCGGCCTCCAAGATACGGATGGTCGTAGTATATGGCGTGCGTTTGTTTTCCTTCATGCCGAATAACACAAATACGTCGCCACTTACCAATTCGCTCAAAAACGCAAGCTGTTGCAAGCCGTAGAAATTCTGCTGCCGCTCTGCGTCGCACATCGGATTTTCCGCCCACAATCGAAATTCGCGCAAGGTGTTCTGCTCCCATTCGTCGCGCGCCTCGTCCGAAAGCCCCAGCGCGTCGCCGTCGATCTTGGGCTTGGGCTGGATGCCCCAGCCGACTACGTTTGTCGTCAGTGTCGCCGGGCCGCTGCGTGCCAGCCCACCGCCCGCAAACAGGTCGCGTGATCGCTGGCGCAGTAGCGAGCCGTGCAGGTCGATGTCATCCTCGGCACTGCCGCCACCTACAATCCACCCGATCATGCTGTTCAGTGTAGTGCTTGCGCCGTGGTTTCCGTAGCCAGTGGCCGCCATGCGCGTGTTTCCCGTACCCCTGCCCGTCTTGGACGGATTGCCGTCTCCTGCCTGTCGTTCCCGTAGGACGCGATTTTGGTATGCACGATTTGCCCGCTCCGGGGAAAACAGGAAAAGCACCCGCTCGTGTAGTTTGGGTTGTTCCTTGCTCATGTGTTTTCACCGCCTTACAAGTCGCGCGGCACCACGCGCGCAACGCGCGTTGTTCTCACCGTTCCGCTCAATCCTTCCACCACATCGCTGAAATACTCGATGCGCTTTGCCACTTCATCGAGGTCGAAGGCCGTAAACTCGCGCGATCCCACGCGATAGGCTTTGGCCTGTCCGCTTGCAAGGGCGCGTTCGCACGCTTTCCAGAGTTCAAGGTTTTCTCTTGCTTCTGTAAGCGTATATGCCGTCTTGATCGCCATGCGTTTCTCCTTTCTCGCGGAAATCCTGCGTCATATCTTAATTCCGCTGGATATGATACGTTTGCGCTTTCTACGTTCTGCCTGCGCCTTCGCAATAGGGATTTCCTCGCTTTCACCGCGCAAAGCGGCTTCTATCTTGTCAAAGTTCCAGTTGAAATATCGGTATGCAGCCAACGCATAGTTGCGCATATCCAGCGGTTCGTTGCGTTCGTGGGTCTTTTCCCAAACCACAACGCTCTGTCCGGCCCGGCGATGGATCACCTGTTTTTCCGAAAGCAATCCGCGAAAATAATCCATGTCGTAACCGCATCGGTAGTCAATGGGAAAGTGCATGTATTTCGGCCCCGGATTTTCAACGCCCGTTGCGTATAGAATGGCCTCTTTTCCCGTGTCAACGCCAATCATAAAGCCGTATGCCCCCTTATAACCTGTTCCGCTTTTCATCGGGCGCACATATAATTTCCCTGATCCACCCTCGCCCTTGATCGGCCATATGCGGCGCATATGCCGCCTTGCGCATTCTCGGTAAACATCCTGCGTAAAGTGGCCGCCGCTGTCAATGAAGGTTGCCAGCACGCGCATAGCCATGCCGTTCTGCATTTTCCACTCCCTGTCCAACAGCACGTCAACTTCTTCCCAAACGCCGGGGCTGTCAGCACGTCCGGGTATGATTCCCCGTTCGATACCCCAGCTCTGTTCGTGCCTGTCCCAGCCAACCACCTCGTATTCAAGGCGGTTGTCCTGCGTGTCAATACCCATCGTCAGCACAAGTACGCCCGCAGGCACTTCCGCATTGTAGTGTTCACGCCGGTCGTACAGCTTTTCAGGCGCGCCGCTTCGGTCGCGCATCTCCCAGCTTTCGCCGAGCATCGTATTGTGAAACACTTTCAGTTTTTCCGGGTCATCCTTGGCCTGCAAGAAGCTGAGCGCAATTTCCTTCCAATCTGACCACGGTGACATAAAGGCGTTAAGACGAAAAGAGCGCACGCCATTTTCAAGCGCGCGCTCATTCTTGATTACCCATTTTGCCGGGCACCGTTTTGCGTCATGTTCCGGGGTTTCCCGCTCACACACCGGGCACTTCCACCGTGCGTTGCGCACGATGTAGTTGATCTCCCCGTTTTCATCCTTAAACTTTTCCCGGTCGAACTTCACGTCGTCAAACCGTATGAAACTGAATTGATGGCAATGCGGGCACTCGGTATGCCATTCCTCCTGCGTACCCTTCATGTAGGCTCTTTCAATTTTACTCACGCCCTTTATCGTCGGTGTGGAGGTCTTTACAATCTTCCGATTGTGCCGGTAGGTTTCCGTTCTGCGCTCCGCAAGCTCTATTGGGTCGCCCTCGGTGCCCGCGCTGGCGGGGAAGCGGTCAATCTCGTCTAAAAAGATATATCGTACCGGCTTGCTCGCAAGGTCGCTGGGGCTGTTCGCGCCAATGATTGCAAGCGACCCTCCCGGAAATGTTTTCATGGTGATGGTGTTGGCCGCGTCGCGCCCCTTGGCTTTGTAAACCTTTTCGCGCAGCGCTGGACAGGCCGCAATCATGGGCGCGATTCGCCGCTTGGAATAATCCTCCGCCACCTTGTCCGTGGGCTGCACATACAGCATCGGGCCGGGGTCGTCGTCAATCGCCCTGCCCATCATGTTCAGTTCGATTTCTGACTTGCCCACCTGCGCGGAGGCCATAATCACAATTTCGTAGATGCCCGGTTGTGTAAATGCGTCCATGATCTCGCGCTGATAGGGCGCGCGGTCTGTGCGCCACGGCCCCGGTTCGCTGCTGCTCTCCGATACCAGCACGCGGTTTTCATCCGCCCATTCCGATACCGTCCGCGCCTTAGGCGGGCGAAACATGGCATACGTCGCACGCAGGAGTTCGGATAAATCCATTTTATCCCTCCTGTTCGTCCTCCGTTTCCTCGGCGCTTTCCTTCATCGCCTCCTGCGGAAGCGGCGTATCCGCTATATTCGTGAGTATGTCGCGCACCTCCGCGTCTATAATGCTTGAAATCACTTCGACGTTATCCATCATCGTTACCTGCGGCGCAATTTTGGATGGTAGACGCAGCATATTTTGCGTTACCGTGCTGGCAACCGTCGTCCACAATTTGCACACTTCCTGCACGTCCACCAGTTTTCCTTCAAGGTGCGCAACCTCAAGCTCTGTCTTTCGTGTTTTTACGCGCTCATGGATGGCCTTCACCTCATCCAGCGTCGCGTCGTCCGCCGTCTCAACATCAACGTTGTATTTCACCCATCGCTGCACAAAAATAGCGAGGTCGTACTTTCCGCCCTCGCCTTTTACGAATAGCTTTCCGTTCGCAGGCAACCCCGTGTCAATGTCATGTAGCCTACGGTATGTGTACCCTGCGATGCTTGCAAGCTCTTTTTTGGTAAGCTCAAAACTCATGGTGTCACCTGCACCGGTTGATGATGAAATTGTGTTCCGCTTCAAGGCGTTTCATCAGCATATCCAATATATCCTTCTGCACGTCATCCTCGGAGCGATTCAGCGGCATTTGCGGTACGCTAATACCGGCAACGCGGGCAATAGGAAAGCGCTCATCCGTTTTTCTCGTGAAGGTTATGCCGCCCAAACTTGATCCAAGGTTTCTAAATGGCGGATTTCCACCCTGATGGCTCATCTCGCTGGGCATCGTGCTTCGCTGACCTTTCAATATCTGCGCAGAAATCTTATACTTTCTATTTTTCGCATTCCAGCCGTGCGCGCCGCCGCTTGCGTTAAAGGTTCCGCCGACCACGCCGCGAGTGCCCTTGATGGGAATGCTGCAACTCACGCCCAGCCCTCCGCCCAACGTTGTGTTTGGGCTGCCGACTTGACTTCCAATCCACGATGGCTTGACATTGTACTCTTTTGGCAGGTCCTTTTTCAAAATTGTTTTGACGTGTCTGCCGGTCCTGCTAAACGCGCGGTACATCAGCTTTTCAAATTCGGCTTTGGTATGCACGGCACGCAGTTTTTCAATTAGCTGCATCGCGTCGCTTACATCCACGTCGAGATATATGCCCAGTCTTGACATCCAAAGCCACCTTCCTTACAATCTCCAAAATGCAAAAATGGCAACGGTTTGTTTCCGTTGCCCAACTCTTGCGACAATAGCATTATAGCATGTCAAGGGTCGTGAATCAAGTGATTTTGGCATTTTCGGAAAAATTTTTCCATGATATATCTCTCGCGCCAAACGACGCTTTGCATATCCTTTGCTCGCTCAATAGCATTTCTTGCCCTGTTAAACCCATATTCCGTCATGTTGAGTTCTCTCCTTACAGTCACGGGCGGCAGATCATCCACATATAGCATCACAACAAATGTACGCATCGTCCGGCTGGGTATGCTGTTGATAATCCTTTCGGCAGCTTTTAACTCGCGCACATAAGCTTGCACTTGCGCTTTGTGATCCTCATTCAACCCGCTTATGGCTGCAAACGCCGCGTCAAAGCCGCTGGGCTTCCCCTTGCCGCCCGGCATTCCCGTAATCCGCGCCGTAGTTCCAAACATGCGCTCATATTGCCAAATCATGCGCTTTTCCAGACTGCACACGTCCTGCATGATGTACAGCACGCGCGATAGCAGGATAACATCTCTGTTTCTGATTACGCGCGGCTCCTGCGCGCCCTTTCGCTGATCCTTCATATCCATCCCTCCCTGACGTGTAGGCGTTTTTGCTGATTTCAAATCGTCGAAGACGCTTCCGAAGGACGCAGCAAATCCACCTGCTGTCTGAAATGCGCGAACGTTCGCGCATTTAACTGATTAGGAAGTTTTGCCAAGAGCAAAATCATCCTCATTCTCGCTTGGATGCCACGGACAGTAGTTTGTATGGCTTTGATTATCGCATTCTGCGCAAACGGCCTCGCCATCCAAACATCCATTCATTCCGCGCAGATCGCACGTTGCGCATAAGCATTCCCGGCAATGCATGTCATTCTCGCTGTACATGGCCGTCCTCCCTTGGGCTTATCCCGTTTGTCCGCATGCCGCGTATTCGTTACACACAGCTCCGGCAGATTGGCTCTGACGAGGGCTGCCGGAATCGGCGGACATACGGCGTTTCCGCATCTGGCTACCTGTTCCGATTTGGGATAGGGTTTCCCATCCGCGTCCACGTCGATGATGTAGTCCTCCGGGAAACCCTGCGCGTCAAACAGTTCTCGCGGCGTCAGCATCCGCAGGCCAATGTCCACGATCCGGTAATCCTGCCCGTGTACCGTTACAAGCGCCATCCGGTCTTTCACGGTAATCGTCGGGGCAGGCCGGTCGCACGGAACGGCGTTCTCACCGTTGCCGTAGTATTTGGTTAGGAAGGCGCACACCTCGCCGAAGTGGTTGCTTCTGGCGGTCATTGTGTTCAGCGGCTCATTCATCGCCTGCCCATCGCAGTTGTTGTTGAACTGTGTAACATATGCCGCGCATACCGCATTGTGATCTATTGCTGTTACTGTCGGCAGGGGATTGTCTGCCGCGCTGGCCGGGCAGGTATTGCCACCTCCATAATACTTGCTGATGAAAGCGGAAACCATGCCATAACGGTTTGAGGTGTCAAGCGTCATGATCGGCTTATCGACCGTCTGGCCGCGTACATTCTCGCTCTGTTCGCTGTGGTACTGGATCATGCTCGGCGCAATCAGCATGTGATGGCCACCAGAATGATCGGCCTGAACAACAAAGGGTTTCGGATTGTTCACCACAAACTTCATCAGCCCGCGCGCAATGCGCTTCATGGTGTTCTCGGATAGCGGGCGTACAGACCGGATGCCATACTGCTACATGATTTCTTCGCTGCTGGCGAAGATCGACGGGCAGGGAAGGTCAAAATCCAGTACATCTGCAACCGGCACCCACGGCTTTTTCAAGCCTGCCTGTACCTCAATGCTGTCCGGCGCGGCGTGCGTCGGCTCCGGCCATACAATCTTTTTCCCATCACACCGGGCGATCAGGAAAAACCTCTTGCGGATCGTCGGCGCGCCGTAGTCGCAGGCACGCAGCAGCCGATGCTCCACATGATAACCCAGCTTTTCGAGCTGACCCACAAAGCGCCGGAAGGTTTCGCCCTTATAGCGTGGATCGGGCCTGTTCTTCTCGTCCAGCCGCCCCCAATCCTGAAATTCCTCTACGTTTTCCAGCATGATAACGCGAGGATGCACGGCCTTTGCCCACTTCACGGCTACCCACGCGAGGCCGCGAATCTTCCTGCTGACCGGTTTTCCGCCCTTGGCTTTGCTGTGGTGTTTGCAATCCGGCGAGAACCAGGCAAGCGCCACGGAGCGGCCTGCGCAAGCCTCCACCGGATCGACTTTCCAAACATCCTCCTGATAGTGCCTCGTCGCCGGATGATTGGCCCTGTGCATAGCGATAGCCGCCGGATCGTGGTTAATGGCAATGTCCACGCTTCGCCCAATGGCGATCTCAATTCCGGTGGAAGCGCCGCCGCCACCAGCGAAGTTGTCAACGACGATTTCATTCATGCTTCTGTACCTCCGGCGGCATCATGCCCGCGTCCTCGTACATCTTGAGCCTGCCGCGCACATGGCCGAATCCAGACAGTGCAGCATAGACCGTGGCAACGGGACAGCCATCAAACACGCAATCGCAGAGCATTTCATCTTTGGCTTCATTGGTCATGCAGTCATAATCCGGCATCTGGCACCCGCGCTCTTTACAGAGCATCAAGCAGAAGTCAGTAGTTTTCATTCCGTTATCGCCATGCCGGATGTACTGCCACCCCTCTTTGCAGTAAACCATGCTTAACATGGTTGCGAAGTTCGATTGCGGATTATCGGTCGTAAACTTATTCATTATGCCTCACACCTCCCACGGAAATTCCTGCCGGAAGCCATCGCCCATCAGGTCGCGCAGACTGTCTTTCATAAAGACTGGTGTTCCGGCTTTCTTCGCTGCGCGGACAATTTCATCAACCCATGCTTTCCGAGGAGCAACCTTGTTCTTTCGGTTTCCCGTTTCAGCGCCAACGATAATCCACTTTACCTTGCTTGCCGGGTCAATGCCATCGTCGGTCAAATCCTTAAACGGCGCAAGGATCGGCTCGATGCTCACGAACGTATTAAGTTCGTTGTGCCAGAAGAACGGCATCTCTGGAGTAGTTGCGGTGCTGCCAAACCAGAAGTTCGGCTGATCTTTCGTGATGATGCCATTGGCAACCAGCTCCATATACCGCGCAGGATTCTTGGTTAAGAACAAGTACCGATGCTGCGGCGCGGCGTCACAAGCCGCGATAACCTCCCGAATCCATTCATCCGGCACCCACTCGCCGAACAGGTCGGCCATCGAGCATACGAAGATATTGCGCGGGCGCGTCCAGCGCGCAGGTTCTTCGAGGCGGTAGCGGTGGAATGTCGGTGTAAAATCGAACGGATATGGCTGGATTTTTCCAGCGTCAATTCCAATATTTCGCACCGGCTCATCGAGAACCGGATACTTCGTAAAAATCGGCATCAGGTTTGAACCAAACCGCTCCGCAATCCTTCGCGCATAGCAGTATTCACAGCTATGTAAACATCCACTCACCGGATTCCATGTGCTGTCACACCAGTCTATTTTAGTATTTCTCATCATCGAGCCCCTTTCACTATATCCAGAAACCCAATCTGCACATCAATCACATTTTTCATGACATCGCCTCCAACAGCCTTTACCGAGCGATACGGATAGAGTGGGCAGCTTGGAATGTTGCATCGCTCTACCAGTGTCCGCGCGTTCCCGCTGCAATCCATGCACTTTGCGCGGATCGCAACCAGAAGGGCATCAGGGGTTGGGCGCTTTCTTTTCACGTCTTGCACCTCCGTTATCGAAAAATCCTGCCCGTAGTTCTGTCGCGTATCTCTATACGCGCCATCAGGTCATATCCCGCAAGGTCAATGGTCGTCTTGAGCGTCTTAATCAGCGCGTTCGTGCGCCGTTCCAGTTCTTCGTCGGCCGCGGCAATACTCAAAAAAGCAGAGTGTGCTGTTGGATCGGCGTACCCTTCCGCGTTGTACTTGGAAACTTTTGTCACCATCCTTCACCTCGCGTCCTTGTCAAAATGGCAATTCATCATCCACAGGCACAAAGCCATCCGACCCGTCAAGATGTGGTTGCATCTGCTGCCGGTTTGCTGGGCTTCCAAGAAATTTTACTTCTTCGGCCACAACCTCGGTTGTGTACCGTTTTCCGCCATCTTGGGCAAGATAGCTTCTGGTTTGCAAACTGCCACGTACCGCGCACTTGCTGCCTTTTCCGAGATACTTTGCGCACAATTCACCGGTCTGCCTCCATGCAACTACGGAAATAAAGTCAGCTTCGCGCTTTCCTGTCTGCGGATCAGCAAAGCGGCGTTGAACCGCAAGCCGAAAACTGCATCTCGTCGCCCCTCCGGTCGTTACGGTTGTCTTAGGCTCATCGGCAAGGTTGCCAATCAAAATAACCGTGTTCATTTGCGCCTCCTTTCGGAGGACAAGCTGCTATCAGGGCTTGTCCTCCCACGTTCCGTCCATCAACTCCAAGCGTTCTTGCCCTGTCGCAAGCGCCGCCATTTTGGGATCGCGCATCATAGCCTGCAACGACAATTCTATCTGCGTATCACCGCGCAAATGGTTGGTCTTCTCCGCGATTGCGTTGTATGCCTTTTTCTCCCATTCCGGCATACCCTCAAAACGAAATTCGCAACAAGCGGTGCTTGCCTCGTAGTAAAGCGCCTTGCATTGTTCCCTGATTTCGGCAACCGTCGGCATCCACTTGCTCTTGCTGATAACCTGCATGGCCGCAAGCGTGACGATATTCGCGTCAAGGTCTTGTAGCGTAAATGCCCATGTGTTCAAAAGCAGATACTTGTCCTGCTGGCTCATGCCCTTAAACGCACTGCTGTAATTTGCCTGCATCAGCGCAAGCAATTTATTCACCTCCTGCTTCGTCATCATCTCGCCTCCCACGGAAGCGGCACAAATTCGTCGTCGCTTATGTCCTCGCTGTTCAGATCGACGAACCCTTCACACTCACCGCTCGGCGCGCCTGCGAATCTTTCTCTGCGCTTTGCGTCTCTATCTCCATTTCCTTTCCCTTTTTCTGTTTTTGGGTTTACGTCTGAAAACGGTTTATATTTAGGTAATGGGGGCGTGTTAGGCACATCGTTGGAATCATTGTTGGTATCATAGTTAGGCACATCGTTGGAATCATTGTTGGTATCATAGTTAGGTACATCGTTAGGTACGTTTTTGTACCCAACATTCACGCTCAAATAGCACAGCCGGTAGCTGGGGTTTCGCTTGTTCTTCATTCCCGG